CCTGCGTCTAGCGTATCTGAATCACCTGAGGCATCACCTACTATTATAGGTACAAACTCAAAAGTTCCAGTGCTAGTTTCGCGATAGACTTTTATTTGATTATCGTCTGTATCGTAAAAAAGATCTCCTTCCTCTAAATTTGCGGTTCCATCTGCAGGAGGAGTAGTCCCTCTAAATTGTTGATCTGCAAGCTGCTTTAGTGCATCACTTACATTAGTTGCTGTAACAGTATTGTGACCAGCAAAAACCACATTTGCAGCATCCATAAAATTAACTGGAATTGCAAAATTATTTATAGAAATACTTACATCTTCTGTAGTAAGATCTACAGTAATAGCATTTGTATTATTAACAGTTACATCTGTAACTTGTTCTGTAATAGTTACTTGAGTAGCTGGAGCAGACATAATTACCTTGTGACTTCTTGATTTATAGTAACTTTTCCTTCAATAAGTCTTTTTACTATAGCATCATTTGCTGTATGAATTTCTAAATCATAAAAATAAACACCAGCTGCCATCGCAGTCGATGTAGTTGCTGGTAGTTCCATCTTTACTACTCCATTTGTAGGATTAGCAATGGTGCAAGTAAAAGAAGCTGCTACGGCTGAGGCAGTCTTAGATGAGCGCATCTGTGCCCTGCCTGAAAAGCCAGTCAAGTTTTTCAAGGATCCTGACTCTTTGATTGTTAAGTCAATCACAAAAGTCGATCCCTGGTCAATCACTAGGTCGTGGTTTGCTGCACTCATTTGAATTTCTCCATGATCAAATTATATCAAAGCAGACGTGAGGAGTCAAGAATTATTTTTATGTAGGTTATAATGCTCCGATTTTTACTCTAATTCTTGTGCCATCATGTATTTCCATTGCTGTAGTAGAAAAATAAATTCCTGCACTGCCAGAACTAGCGTTTGAAATCTTTAACTCTCTTGCCGTAATTGAATTTGCTGCAATATGATTTGCATTAATTTCATTTGCTGTAATTACATCAAATATTACATTTCCTGATCCCGCTGTTACATTTCCACCACTAGCAGAAATTGTAAAAGTGCCTCCACTTTGACCAACAGTAACATTTGTTCCTGCAACTAAATTTATACTTCCTGTTTGATATGTTCCAGTATTATTTGCTCTAAGTTGTGTTACTGTATTTGTATCTGAAAAGTTTACTGTTTCTGCATTAGTTTGATTTAAGGTAACAGTATTTATAGTTGTACCATTACGTTGAAATGTAATTGCAGTGTTATTTGGGGCAGACGTATTTGTTGCACCTGCAGCTATACCATCTAACTTATTTTTAAGAGCAGTTGTAAATTGTTGTGAATTTCCTGCGTGAAAAACTCTATAAGAGTTTGCACCCACTGACCAGCCTCCATATGCTAAATCATTTATTCCACCATCTAGTCCGAAATATGCTGCATAATCGCCACCTACATGGAAGGTCATGAAAGCATCGCCGCCTGCACCACTACTGTATACTTCTAAGCTAGATTGATAACTATTCCCCGTATTAATAGCAGTATTAGAATAGAATGCGTGCCTATGAGTATAATTGGTAACACTTGCGGAAGCATCTAGTCTCATAAAATTACTGCCTTGTAATCCATCAAGCAAGTCTGCATCAAGTCCTGATCCTGAGCCATCATTTCCTGAGTCCCAAATTGTATAAGTACCATTATATCTTTTGAGGGAGCCGCCATTTACAGGAACACTAAAATTCATTACATTATTAGCAGGTGAGTAAACGTAAAAGTCTCCTGTAGACATACCATATGAAGCTGAGTCTGAAGTTCCTATTCTAGCATATTCAGTACCGGAATCAAAAAACCTTACTTCCGGCCATTGACTACTATTAATTTTTAGAGCTCTTCTATTACTTCCATCTCCTATAGTAATTGGAAATTCTGAGCCACCAGTAAAAGTCTTACTTCCAGTAATAGTTTGAGAGTTTGCAATTGTAACAATTGCTGTAGTGTCTACAGCGATATCATCAGCATTTACCGTAATACCTGTACCTGCGCCTACATTAAATGTAAACTGAGCAGCTCCAGAGTTTGTTGTAGATGTACCAGTAAGACCAGCTCCTGCTGTTGCGGCGACTTGAGTTATATCACCAACGTTTGTAGTATAATTAAAGCTTTCAATTCTATCATTAATTGCAGCAGCAGTCATTAACTGAGTATCATTATCTGCAAAGGTTTCTCCGGCTACAAGTATTGAACCAGAAGCTATCATGCTTGTAGTTACACCAGAGACAGCTATTCCGCTTCCAGATACGGAGATACCACTGCCGGCATTTGCACTTATTGCTCCACTTGTACTATTATAGGAAATACCATTTCCTGCAGATAGTGCTGCTCTTGCTCTTGCAGTTGTAAAATAAAGATTGCTTGAACCTTCTGCAAGATTATCTGTAGTAAGACCAGCAAGAGAAGAAGGAGTACCAGTTACATCTCCAATAAATGTACCAAAGAAAGTTCCTGCTTGTACTCGTTCGCTTCCAAACGTCCAGCCTGATGAAGTATTTCCACTCTCTCCAACCCCAGACTCTGCATAGACAAAGGATTTATTAGTTGAACTTCCTCTCTCTACTTCTATACCTGCTGTAACAGTTGATGCTGGAGTTCCTGTTTGAGAGCTATTTACTACAATTTTATTATCTTCTATTACAAGATTTGTTGTATTTATTGTAGTTGTTGATCCGCTTACTGTTAAATTACCACTAATTGACACATTTGCAAGAGTTGTAGTTCCTGCAATACTCTGTCCACCTGTAGTACGGATAACAGTACTATCAGCAACAACATTACCACCACTTATAGCAATACCACTACCAGTGCTTACAGCAATTGCACCTGTACCCGAAGTATAGCTTATACCGTTTCCACCACTAAACTTTCCTCGTATTGTAGCAGCCGTTGGTCCTGCAAAAGCATACTGTCCCTGAGTATTATCATATGTAAGATCCCCAAGATCACTATCTCCGGAACTTGCAACACTCAGCAGACCTCTTACGGCAGCATCACTGGGACCTGTATAGCTTATTTGGCCTGTGCTTTGATTATATGTAAAACTTCCTAACCCTCCATTATCAACTCCAGATAAAGAACTTCGAATATAAGGTTGATTTATCGTCATTGTGGAACGAGTACCGCTTGCGGAAACATCGATTCCAGTACTAAAATTAAAAGTACCTGTGCTGTTTGATTCTTGAACTCCATTATCTTCAACAACAGCAGAAGGAGTTGCAGTCGTATTTACAGTACTTGTAGCGTCAATTTCTACACCATTCAATGTCATATTTGATCCATCAAAAGTAATATTTTTTGATGAATTACCAAACGTAAACTTACCGCCTGTTAAATCAAGAAATGCTCCCGCTTCGTTTCCAGATGGAGGATTGTTTGCATCTGGTGGCGCATTTGCACCAGTACTTCTTAAAGTACCACCAGTGATTGCACCTAAGTTTGCACTCAAAGAAGATAAGCTCTGAGTAGTAATATGACAAGCAGCAATAGTTGTTGCAGCAAGAAGATTTGCTACAACTGAGTTTGCTTGTACAGATTCTGCTTTGACTGACCCCGCAGCTATCTGAGCAGTAGTAATTTGATTTGCTGCTATTGTATTCGTAGTAACAGAGTTTGCTGCTAACTCTGAAGTACTAATTTGATTTGCTGCAATAAGATTTGCCGTAATTGCATTCGAAGCTATCTGATCGGCAGATATTTGATTTGCCGCAATCTTATCTGCTGTGATTGCATTAGCAAATATTTTATCAGTAGTGACAGTGCCAGTTACAATTAAATCACCATCAATTATTTCTGCTTGATTTATCCAAATAGAACCATCATAGCTCCATGTAGCCGTACCCGTAAAGTTTGCTATTGTACCTTCAAAGAAAGTGGCTTGATCGCCGATGACTGCATTTCCTGGTCGATCTGACCAATTGCTGTCCCAAGCTGCTTGAGCCTGTGCCGTATTTGTGGGTAAACTAGTTACAGGTATTTGCCAGCGACCAGGCCCTCTTCTTCCTCGTGAGTTTACATAAAACTCAGCAGCATAGGCAGCAGTATTACTTTTTTCTACTTTTCCTAAAATTGCATCGAAAGTAAAGTCTGGTTTCAAAGATTGCTTATAAGCTTTAACTGCAGAATGATTTTTGGTTAAACTTTGCTTTAAAATAAGAGATGTATTACTTAACACTTCGGCAACTTCTGCATATTCTGCATCAGATTGCTGAGTTCCAGGTGCACTTGCTGCGGTAAGTTTTATTAAAGCTCCTGGTTCAAAATGTGCAACAAATGCAGTAGAAACGCCTGTAATTGTAGTGCTACCAATAGAAGCTGTAACAGTGCCGGGAGTTGTAGCTAAACCATTATCAGATGCGCCCACTTCTTTATAGTAGTTAAAGTCAATAGGCTGTCCACCCACATCTATAGCAACAGTATCTGTATGTACCTGTACAGCTTTCCAAGGATCTGAAGATCGAGTGCTATGGTCATAGTATAGATATGCGGTACTATTATTCGCCATTGCATTAAAGGCTTGTTCAGTACCATTCGTATTTCCAACACTGCTTACAGCTAGATTAAATCCAGACGGAGCTATGTACGTATATATCGCCTCTTCAAATATTACTTTTTGACTACCACTATCGAACTCTACGCTGGTAGTGAGAGTGCCTCCTAAAGGAATATTTGTAATACGATTAAAATTAGGTGGAGGAGCTGTTACTGAACGAATAGCAGTTTGATAAACAGAACGCGCTCCTGTATCTGAAATAGTACGAATACGAATTTGAAAAGTACCTGCGGAAGCATTTGATATTCGTATGTTTTGTGTTCCTGCTCCTACCTCTACTTGAGAAAAGCCGCCTTCAAGAGGTCCATCTGTTAAATTATGCGTTATTTCATATCTATCTATAAATCTATAGGGAACTACACGAGTAGTTCCATTTGTATCTGTAATCGTTTCTTCTGGAGGAGTCCATCCAATAATCGCATCTATGCCCTGATCTGCTGAGTCTACAGAAGTGCTAGAAGCAGGTACAAGTTCTAAACTTAAGTTTGTAGGAGGAGGAACCTCAGTTGCAGCACCTGAAAAATCAGAATAATCAGGAATAAAAACAGGTCTACCTACTTCTAGTTCCTCGTATTTGTCTGTTACAACAATACCCCCAGTAATCTTATATCTAGAGTTTTCTTCCTCTTCTTCTATACCAAATACTCGAAACTGTCTTATATCTGCATTTCCATGTTCTTCTGCGGGACCAATTGCCCAAATTGCATCAGAAAGAGGAACAGCAGTTAATCCTAGATAAACAGTTAAAGATGCTGGCAAAGTTACATTTCCAGTGCCTGCACTTGTATTACCAATTTTTACTTTTTCAATACGAGTATTTTCAGAAAATTGAGCTATTACAGGATTACCACTATCATCAACTAAATTTGCAGCTGCTTCTGCAGTCGTAATCGGATTACCGCTAGCATCACCAAGTATTAAAGAACCCCTTTTATATAAAACACTATTTATTGTTGCATCTTCTGATTGATTTAAATAAGTCCCCGAATCAGGAAATACTAGATACAAAATATGAGTAGCATCAGCAGCTACTCCAGAGCCATGATGATATCCTGTTACAGGAACATCTCTATCAAGGACTATTGAAGTTGTATTCGAAGCAGCAGAAACTCTTCCGCTCGCAATAATGCTATCAACATAGTGATCTTGAACATTTATATGATCTCCGGGACGTATAAAAGAAGCATTTATTCCTGTGCTAAAAGCTACTAACTCTGTCTCTTGGGTGTCTGTGATCATATGCCACTTACCCAATCGCTGTGCCTGTCCTTCTGAAGTGCAACCAAAAGCAACAACATCTTTTGTAACTATTCTTTCTTGTGCAAGAATATTTGCAGTATCATCAATAGTTAATACACTCTGTTTAAATAATTCATCAGGATTTGACCAAGTTACATTAACTTGATTTGTTCTTGCTCTTTGACCTGTAAAAGTATATTCAAATACACCGTCTTGAACATTTCCATTTGTAAAAGTATATACAGGCTCTTTAAAAATATCTTGAACAGCTGTTATTTGCCCATCTATCCAGTACATCATTCCTCGGAAAGAAGAAGCTAAATCTTTTAAGACTTTATAGGCATCTTCTTGTCTTTGTAAATATACATTACAAGCAAATCTTGGCTCTTGTCCTCCTTTCCCATTTGGCACTAGCTCATCACAGTGTCTCGCAATTTTATATAGTGAGTATACATCTATATCTGTTTCTTTTAAAAAATTACCAAGACCAATTTCTTTATCTGTAAGAATATCATAAAATATCCATGCAGGATTATTTGTATATACTTTTGTTTTATTTACAGCATGCGAAGATGATGTATCCCCCCTAAAAGTACCGTCCCATGATACATAAGAGCCTGTATTTGTACCGTTAGTTTTATGACGAGTATATTGTGCTTGATTACTGCCGAGTTCTTCCCGAGTAATATAGTTAGAAGGTACCTTTATTTTTTTACCACGAATATGGTAAGCTCTTTTTGGAATGGAAGGAAAATCTTCTGCTGAAAATTCTATAACTCCATATGCCGATAAAGGATAACTTAATTTTTCTTCTATTACAGCCTCTACAGTTTTAACTCTAGCTGTAGCTACTACTGTATGATCTGGATGAGTATAGTCCTTAGAAGAATCAGGGCTTAAACGTTTTATAGCAATACGCCAATCTGCTAAAGGTTGAAAGGGTTTTAAGTCTAAATCATATTCTTTTATAAAAGCAACTTTTTGATCTTTTTTAGTAATTACACCATTACTATTTCTACTTCCTCCCCCTCTATAAAAAGTATTTTTATGTACATCTACATCGCCGTTCCATGCAGGAACACTTGTGACAAAATCAGATCCGCCATAATTTTTTCCTACAAGTAGTTCTTTTGTGAAAGAAGAATCACTTGCATCATTTTTATACTCTAAAGCTATTTGAAATTCTGCAAAAGCCGGATGTTTATTACCCCCTCCTGAAGTAAAAGATAGTCCTCCCGGAAATTCTATATTTATTTTTACTCTATCTACTTCCTCTTTTGAGTTTTGTGAAAAAGAAAAACTATCTGCAGCAATAAAGAAAGTAGACTGACCACTAGAAGTATCTTGAGATGTATGCCATTTTAAATCAAAGTTAGGGCCAAGAGTATAAGAAGCAGCAGCGGA